CTTCTCTTCCAGCTCCCCAAGATCAAAGATAATACTCTCTTCATCCTTAAAGACAAAGCGAATTTCATCACTTGAAGGAAAATCACAGCTCACATTTCTCTTCTCACTCGGGAGTAAAACACTCTTCTCTTCCGCGGACAATTCACTCAGGTTCACAACCTCAAAACCTTTAATCTCTTTACTCTCTTCCATGATAATCTCCTTTTGGGAATATATAACCCTTTGAAAAAAGGAGAGAATCCTAATTGAGAATCGGACCTGTTCAAGGGCATAATCCGCCGGGCATGTTAATTACTTAATAGTTTTCCAACGCTTTTTAGCCTTTTCTAAACACTTACTACAAAGATACTCGCACTCCCAAGTCATATACATTTCATAGTTCATATATTCTTGCCTACATTCATCGCACTCGCATTGTGATGCTACGATGGATGGTAGACTTCTATATAGTTTGCCCATAATCTTCCAGCCTTTCTCGCCCGGTCGATTATACCCTTGAACATGCGGTATCCACCCGCTGCGCTTTCCTCCCGGCAAGCCTCTCAAAGAGACGAAGGAAGAAAGAAAGATTATCAAAGATCAAAAGTTAACGTTCGCATAAAAGGCACATCGCCATGTCGGTGCTGCCGCTCTCCAACATGTAAAAAGTATACCAAACCCTGGAAGGAAGTCAAATCCACACCTTTCCCTGGTCCACCCACCAGCTAGAGGAGAAGAATACCCTAGGGGGTACCAGCCCCAACCCCACCCCCTGAGAAAGATAGATGGCCTCCTTCTTTACTACCAACCCCACCCCCTGAGAAAGATAGATGGCCTCCTTCTTTACTAAACTAGATTTTTCAAAACGAGATAGCTGGGAGGGCGCCAAATGGTCCTGCGCCCAAAGAAGCTGAGTGGGAGGAAGATTAATTCTCCACCACATTACCATGTTTATAGTAGGATGAAGGAAGTATCTCTCTCTCTCTTCCTAATGCTATCACCATCACAGAGATTGGGAGGAAGGGAGGAAGGTTTCTTCTCCACTACAATCACCCTTCCAGGGAAGAGGATCAATTTCTAATGTTTCTGGAAGGATGATAAAAAGGATTACTAGTTTCTGTAGAAAGAACCTTCATCCCACCCTTTCAGCTTAAATTCGGCGGAGGGTTCCTTTCTCATAAGAAAATTCATCGCTATCCAGAAACTCCTTGACTGCTGATAGCTCCTATGCGATTATACACTATAACACATCAATCACTAAGGACCTGAGAGGACTGAAAATGTCTGGCGGAAACTGTAATATCTGCTCAAACCTACAAAGAGATAGAAAGACTCGAATCCTTTCCTGCTCTTTGCACGCACAGATTAATACCAGTAACCCCGCTAGAATCAGACCAGAAACCTCTTGCCCAAAGGGAGACTACAGTGCTTCACGAAGTTGACGATGTTGCACTCACATCAGACGATAGGGAACTCAATCTTTCAGTCGACCCTATCATTGAACTTGCTGAGCAAGGCTACTCCACAAAGGAAATAGCCGCAATTGTCAATGATGCACCTGAAACTATCCGCAAGCAGATAAAGGAAATCCAATCTAAACAAGGAGTTCTCCTGGACTACCGATCAGTCCAAGGACTCCAACTCACAGACATTCAACGCAAACTTCTCGCTGCAATGACTGATGAAAAAATAGCCGAAGCTCCATTAAAGGACTTGGTTAACTGCTTTAAGACTCTCAAAGACAAAGAACTCGTCATGGATGGTAAACCTACTGAAATCCAAGGACTCGTAGGTTACCTAGTCCAACTTGAAAGAGAAGAACGTGGTGAGATAGACGTCACCCCACTTCCTGAACCTGAAGAGGAGTTGCCAGACTTATGAGCCTATCCAACGAACAGCACGAGTTCGCTAAAGATGTCTCCAGTCTTCTCCACTTCATCCACCTTCTTGGTATCAAACACACCCTTGGGGAAGTCTTCAGAACCCCTGAACAGCAAGCCATTTACTTTGCTGCCGGAAAGAGTTGGAAGAAATTCTCAGGCCATCAAAACAAACTTGCTATCGATATCAACTTCTTTCCTAATGGTAAATACATAGGCACATTCTCACCAGAAACTGGTAAAGCTCTTCTTACTGATATAGGAGGATATTGGTGTAGTCTCCATCCAAAGAACCGCTGGGGAGGAAACTACTCTTTAAAATATCTTGACTTGCCACACTTTGAAAGATTGAGGTAACTTATGCAAGTAAATAACTATCTCAGCCTGTATCAGTTCAATAAATCAATGCTGATTGCACCAACGAGATATATTCTCGCTACCACTGAAGTCAGGGATGCTGCAACAAACGGCTGCGGAACTGCAGGTTGGAAGGGAAAACTCGTCCCTGATACACTTTACTTCCTCAGCATCCTCGAAGCCTGTCGTATTCATGACTGGATGTATGCTGAAGGAGAAACTGAGATTGACAAAAAGAGAGCTGATGATATTTTCCTAAGTAACATGGAAGAATTAATATCTAACGCTTTCTGGTTCCTACGTTTCCTCAGACGACGTCGCGCTCTGAAATACTTCCTCGCAGTTGCTATCGCAGGAGACGCCGCTTTTTGGGCTGATAAGGAGAAACCATAATGTGGAAAGCAATTTGCCTTAAAAAGATTACCTCTGCGACTGTAGCAACAGTGAAATTCCTTTGGCCAATCCTTAAACCTATTCTTACTGAAGCTGCTAAGCAGAAGTTAGAGAAAAAGTTACTTAAATAATTCAACCAGAAATATCAAAAATTGACATACTCCACTGGAGGATCAAATGAAAAGACAAACTATCATAAGTGCTGATACAGCCGGCCTGACAACTGCCCTATTCCACGTTAATGAGAACTCCAGCGTAACTATGGCAGCAAGAGGACTTGCCGATGACGAGACTGTAACTCTCCAGATCTACGTCAATGATGACTGGACTGATGTATACCAGGAAGATTCTGTAGTCGCAATGACTGCAACAAACAACCTCCTTTATGCTGTTCCTGTTGGTATCTACCGCCTAGTTAAATCTGCAACTGCAGGTGCGACTTCCGTAGACATGTATAACATTGGTGGCTAATTATGAGAGATTTTCGTGGTTTCTTATATAATGCATTTAGACCTCAGTGGGGATTACTAAAAGCAGTTAGTGATGTTACTCAATACTTGCTAACTCTTCCTCTTAGTGACTTTACATTCTCCCGTGGCGTGGCGTGCTGATTACTGTGCCTGATGGTGTGCCTGCCTGGGAGGGGGCTAGGCTGGCTACTGAGGTGGCTGATGGAGCAGCAACAGATGAAAAATTCACAGGATTCACCAGTCTTGGGGAGTGGGTGGATCTAGGCAACAACAGATATCAGATTATTAATTCAATTGCCGCCTCCAATACTGAATTGGATATCCCATCCATTGTAAACAAACTATCACATGCAAAGGTGGTAGTAGAAAGCACCGATGGGGCCATTCGTGTGTGGCTTGAAGGAACTGCTAATGCATCACAGACAACTTCGGCCCCGGCAACCATGGAGTTAGAGGGGACATGGGGTGCTGGACCAGTCTTCAGGGTTGCGGCTAATGGGATAGGTATTAGCGCCATTATTGAAGTGGTAACTGTAGAGGAAGTCATCCCCACCAACCTAGCCACCACCGACGATGGCCTTCCGCTGGTCCTCGCAGCCGACTACCCCCTGCCTCGCGAAGATAGTGAGGAGATGTCTGAGGGGGATAAGAGGTATGTGGATGGGCGGATCTTGGGGGCTGATAGATTTGCAGAGTTTGGAACGCTGGGCACAGGGTGGACGGAGGTGGCCGGTGTCTATATACACGAAGGATCAAGTGGTGATCTTTATACTACTCAAATTATAACCTCTGGCGAATCTATCCTGATCACATTTGAGATTACCGACTATACCAGTGGCAGTTTAGTCATTTCTGGCGGGGCATTCTCATCTGGGATAACGAGAACCGCTAACGGCACGTATACCGAACTTTTGACTGCAACAAGTACAGGAGCATTCCGGCTGTATTGTGGAGGGTCCGGTGGTTTGTCTGTGCCTAAAAGTTCAATTAAAGTTCAACCTGCATACCAACGCCCCATAGCCCTCGAATGCACCACAGGCGGCACCACCGCAGCAACACCCCCCGAACTCGGCCCAGATGATATCGGGGTTGAGTATACCGATGGCACCGCTGTGATTAAGCCTGTCGGATACTCCACGCTCGAGGGGTATAGTAATGATGGACAGGGTACAAATTTAATAACCTACTCAGAAGAATTTGATGACGATGATTGGACAAAAACAGCATGTACAATTACACCGGATGCTATCGTAGCCCCTGACGGAACTTCAGCAGCAGATAAAGCGATTGAGGATGAGACAGATTCTCAGCGGTCTATTAATAGAGGCTCTAATCAACTAGCAGTAACATTAGGAGTTACCTATACGTACAGCATTTGGTTAAAGGCAGCGGAAGTTTCTACCGTTGTGATATTCCTAACTACAACAGATAGTGGGTTTATCGAGTTTGATTTATCTACGGGGACAGCAGGCGCAGGCGGTAATATTGAGCAATACAATGACGACTGGTATCGGTGCTCACTTAGCGGCGAGGCAAGTGCTACAGGTACAAGCAGCCCACTTATTTACTTTGAAGGTACAGCTCCATACCTTGGAGATGGTGTAAGTGGTTTCTTTTTATGGGGTGCTCAGTTTGAGACTGGTTCTGCGCCTACCCCCTACATCCCCACCACCACAACCTCTGCAACTCGGGCGGCAGACGAGGGTGTTAAGTACCTCTCCGCTGGTAAACTCAAAGCCAACAACATTATCATCGATATCCGATGTAACCTCCGCTCAATCTCCGATAGTTGGCTCTGTGAGCTAGTCTTCACTGGCGGAGGTGAGTCCGTAACTACCGTGGCGTCAGGGCTGGCAATCAACACCGACACTATAATCCAGATTATCCTGTCCAGCGACGACGGCAAAGAGATCAAAGTCGATGGCGTATCCAAGATCCTCGACGGGGCAAAAGTAGCTGATACATCCTGGGCAACTTATTTCTGGATTGGCCAGAAGGGTGACGATTCTGCCTACGTAGCTGGTGAACTCAGCCAATTTGGTGTGAGTTAGGAGAAGATATGCCATACGTTGATGTAGTCCTAAGATCAACCGACCTCGCCGCCACCATCGAGCACATGGCTGCTATGCGAATTGTTGTAGAACGCACCAGCGAGCGCACCATCAAACTCATCTGGGACGACGGTGACAAAGTAGTAATCGCAGAAACGCCTTTGCTGATTTGTGTTGACCTTGACACTCTTGAACCCACCGGGGCGCTGGTTTTCATGGTGAGGCTGACTAAGTTCTATGCCAGCAACCTGCTCGATTACTTACTCACTGACACCACCATCTGCGACTGGAGAGAAGACGTGTGGGTGGACACTGGCGAGGTTGACGAAGAAGAGGAGCCGATCATGGCCCTTGAACCCATTCCCGAATACCCGATTGTTAGCGTAGAGGTTGACGAAGAAGAGGAGCCGATCATGGCCCTTGAACCCATTCCCGAATACCCGATTGTTAGCGTAGACGCAGAAGGCCAACCAGTGCTAAAGATGCAGCAACCTGGAGTGATAGTAAGATGATTACTTTAAAGCGTGGTGATACTTTTAAACTAGATGCAGTAGTCCTTGGGGATGGTGTGGTCATCCCTGGCGGAATCGGTGGTTGGACTATAACAAGTCAGATCCGTACTACCAGAGGCGTATTAATAGATACCTTAGTAGTAACTGTTGCACTTATACACTTGAGGAATCAGATGCTGGAGTTACTGAAGACTGGCCTATTGGTCACCACGAAATGGATATTGAATACGTTATTAACGACGCTGTCATCAGCACCAAAACAATAACAGTTAAAGTTGAAAGGGATATTACTAGATGAATATCACTACTACTTTAACTGCCGGGAACTCAGCATTAACGATATCTGATTCTGTGTTATCCCTCGTAACACTGTTATCCCAACCAGGATCTCCTGGCGTCGGCAGTGGTGATATGACTGTAGCTACTTACGATCCGCAAGCAATAGAAGATGACGCATTTGCTCGTGCTAATCATACAGGTGAACAAGCTATTGCTACAATAACTGGACTGCAAGTCGCACTTTATAAAGCCTATAGTGAGATCTACCTTGATCAGGATTCCACAACAACACGTAGTATCCCATCAGAAGATATAAATACTGATCTGGATTTTGTTTTAACATATATCTCAGATTTTGCTAGCGATTTTAGTTACAATGATACTACCAAAGAACTTACATATATAGGTTCTATCTCTATTATAGTTCAATACCAAAATCAATAGCCGTTCGGTCCTACAGTAATGCTGATATTGGGACAGCTAGCAATTCATTTTTACTTAGTATTGATACTGGTGATAAACTTAAAATGGGACTTCGGGCAAATGCTGCTATTGCTCTTGATTACCGAAATATAACTATAGTTATAACAGCTGAAGGTATAGTTTAACAAATTACTGTTGAAATTAATTAACTGGGCACATCAAAAAGTGATATTTTTGCCATGAGTTTAGATCCAGCAATTCTCCATAGAATCAGAACTTGGCGAAACGATCCAGTAGCATTCGTAAAGGACTGCATTCAGGTTACACCATCAGACCAGCAAGCAGAAGGTCTACGAGCAATTGCTAAATCAAAGAGAATCAGTATTCGCTCTGGACACGGAACTGGTAAAGATGCTTTTGCAAGTTGGGTAATTCTCTGGTTCATGGTAACAAGGGTAGATGCTAAGGTAATCTGTACAGCACCAACAGCCCGGCAACTTGATAACATTCTCTGGAGTGAAATTTCCAAATGGTTGAACCGCTCAGTAGTAAAGGATGAATTCGTTTACCAGAAACAACGAATTTTCCACAAGAGCAATCCTAACGAATGGTGGTGTACAAAGGTTTCTCCTGCAGTAAAGGCTTCCAAAGAAGATCAGGCTGAGACACTCGCTGGCTTCCATGGCGATCATATGTTAATAGTTTGTGACGAAGCTTCTGGTATCCCTGATCCAGTCTTTATCCCTCTTGAAGGCGCAATGACGCAGGAGGATAACCGTTGCTTAATGATAAGCAATCCAACCAGGAGTGGAGGGTACTTCTGGGATAGCCACAATAACCCTGATCTCAAGAAAGACTGGGCTAGACTTCATTGGGATTCCAGCAAAAGTTCCAATGTCCAGGAATCTTATGTAGACTACATGCGTAGGAAATACGGAGTAACTTCAAATGTTTACGCTATTCGTGTTCTTGGTGATTTTCCCTCAGAGAATGAGAAGACTCTGATCCCACTTGAATGGGCGCAGCAATGTGTTGGCAATGAACTCCCCAGGGTTGAGGAAGACACTAAGTACATCGGCGTTGACGTAGCAAGATTCGGCGATGACTTCTCTATCATTCTCCCAAGACAGGGTCTTATCATAGATCCTTGGGAAAGTTTCCAAGGTATGAATACAATATCCCTTGCTGGCTTCTGCTCCCAGCATTATCAGGAAATGGAAGCTGATGGGATGACTATAGACGAGATTGGAGTTGGTGCTGGTGTCGTTGACTGGCTGATGAAGCACAATCTCCCAGGTATCTTTGGTGTTAATGTTGCTTGGGCATCCAGCGATATAGCCAAATATGACAGACTCAGGGATGAACTTTGGTGCAGAGTCAGAGAAAAGTGTATGAAGGGGTTGTATTCTTTCCCAATTGACTTAAACGTCGATGGTATCCCGATGGGAAATGAGTTAGCGAATGAGTTAGCTTCCCCATTATATGACTTCAATAACCAAGGTGGGATCAAGGTTGAGGCTAAAAAGGATATGAAACGTAGGGGTATTGAAAGTCCTAATATAGCAGATGCCCTTTGTCTGACTGAATACTTCTACACCGTGGCGCATAAAGTCTGGGAGAATAAAGGCAGGAAGAAAAAGAATCGCAGAGATCGTAACGGGTCTACAAACTCTCGTAATGGATATCAGGTGTGCTAATGACTAAAAAAGCTAAACAAGAAACATTAAGTGAACTAGCTATTACATTAAATACTTGGTTAAGTAAATGCGAAACTTCAATTCCTGAAGAAACTTGGCGCAAAGTTTCAGCAGAGGATTATCGCTTTTACTCCGGTGAGCAGGACGAACAAACTGTTCTTGATAAACTAATAGCCACAAAGCGTCCTTGTACAGTATTCAATCAAGTTAAACCAAAGATTGATATGCTGATTGGGACTGGTGCTCAAATGCGTGACATGCCAGCATTCGCACCTGTTGGTACTGAGGATGCTCCACTTGCTGAACTTGTCAATGGAGCTGTTAAGCACTTCCGTAAACAACTTAGTTTAGATGATAAAGAGTCTGATTGCTTTGGGCATACTGTTAAAAGCGGCCGCTCTTTCCTGCACTTTTATATTGACAATGAGAACCCTTTCCAGCCTAAGATTGCAGCTAAGAGAATTGCGGGTAAAGACATCAGAGTTGATCCAAATTCTCTCGAGTATGATCTCTCTGATGCTCGGTACATCTTCATCGATAAATGGTTTGGTGCTGAAGAGATCAAGGCATATTGGCCAGGTCTCGATCCTACAATGCTGGAGACAACCAGTGGAGCTACTGACCAACCAACATATTACTCCAGTGTTGAAGATCTTTACAGAGTTGTTGAATGCTGGTATAGAAAGGTTGAGGCTGTAGTTTGGTTTATCAATCCCATGACAGGAAAACAAGAATGGCTTCTTCCTAGGGAATTTAATGACTTTGAAAAGGCTATGACTGAGGGGATTATAACTCCGGAAGGGTTCTTTCAGATTGAGCAACCGCTTCAGTCAATGAAGGCATTTAAAAAGACTATCCACTTTGCAATCTTCTCTGGTACAGAGATCCTGGAGCATGGGCCATCGCCTTATACCCATAATGAATTTCCTTATATCCAGTTCGGCGCCTACAAAGATGATGACAAGAATCGTTGGTTTGGTGCCATTACTATGATGAAAGATCCGCAGATAGGTCTGAACACCATCCGTCGGCAGCTCACGCATCTCCTGCAAGTAGCGCCCCGTGGCATCTTAATGCACGAAACAGGTGCTATCGCCAACATCGAAGATTACGAAGAGCGTGGAGCTGATCCTACATACCACATGGAAGTTCTGCCGACTAAACTGGATAAAGTCAAATTCTCTCAGCAGCCACAGATCAGTCCTATTTATCAATATCTTGATGCAATGAATGATCAGGCCATGAAAGATGCCTCTGGGGTTCAGGATGAAATGATGGGAATTCAACAGTCCTCTCGTGAACCTGGCGTTACTGTCCAAGCAAGATATGAGACTGGCATGGCTGTCCTATATATCCTCTTTCAGAATTATCGCAAAAGCAGGAAACAGGGCATGACGCAATTACTCTCTATGATCCAGCAATACGTTACTGATGAAACACTAATCCGTATCGAAGGTACTAATGGTATGGAACTTATGCAGGTTAATAGTCAACTTAATCCACAAAACGAAGGTTGGAATGATATAACAGCTGGTAAATTTGACCTTGATTATGAGGAGTCCTCAATTGGTGCCATGACCCGACAGGGAATTGCTAAAGTCCTTGGCGACTTTGCGCAGACAAACCCTGGTACCATTCCACCTGAGGTAATCCTTGAACACTCGAATGTTCCGTACAGCACGAGGACACGAGTACAACAGGCTAGCGCACAAGCACAGCGGAGTGAAATCGAAAGTGAAGAACGTAAATCAGCAATGGAGGAGCGTGAAATTGCAGTAAAAGAATTTGACGCAGAAACTAAAAGACTGGCACTTAGTAACCAATCAACAACCTCTAACAATGGAGACAGCGAATGACGGAGCAAGGTAGTGTAGAAGCGCAAGAGACTGGTGACCTGACGAAGATGCAAATGATCAGGGCGCCGATAAAGAGCTGGACGAGTCAAAAATTGATGTTTCTGTCGACCCGAAAGACGCAGAAATTGCAAGTCTCAGAAGCATGAATCGCAGTATGAAGCGTTCACTTGATGAAGTTCGTGCGAAACAAGCTACGCACGATAAGGCATTGCAGGATAACGACCTGCTTACTGCTGAAGAAGGGGATGCCAAGGATGATGGTGCTGCAAATACGCAATACCTTGGTAACCTCCTGGCTGTAATGGAAATGAATCCTAAGTACGAAGACGTGAATGCGGTTGTTACCCAGGATAATGTTGATAAACTCCTGGCCGGCCTCGCATCAGCACATATCGCTGAACACGGCGGAGAACTCGTGGATGTTATTACTGAACTGGAAGAATACGTCTGGTCCCAGAGTAACCCGTACAAACTTCTTTATGACAAAATCAGGCCAGCACTTGCTCCCGCACCAAAGTCTGCTGAAGAAAAGGAACAACGCACACCCGCAGCATCTGCACCGTCACTGGCAAGCCTTCCTGCTGGTGCGCCGGCTAACGCAGGTGGTTGGTCAATGACCAAAATCGATGGCATGAGCGAAGAGCAACTTACTAAAGTACCGACTGATGTATACAACAAATACATGGCCGGTCAGTTGCCGGAATAACTCCCACTTAAGAAAGGATTAACCTATGGACCCCAAGACTCAGTTACTCACAAATGATCCCTTGACTCGGAAACGCTGGGCAAGAGACCTGTACAAGATTCTCCCCCAGGCAATCGAATTCAACGAACTGATTGGTAGTGACAAAACTGCCGTCGTTCAGCAGTCTCTCGATCTCGGCAAGGGCGAAGGCGACCAGATGACCTTTGGTATTCGTCTGCCGCTCACCGGTGAAGGTGTTGTCGGTGATGATACCCTGGAAGGCAACGAAGAAAAGATGTCCTTCCGGAACTTCAAGGCTGGTATCGAAGAGCTGAATCACGCTGTCGATACTGGTGGCAAGATGGAAGAGCAGCGCATTCCTTACGACCTGATGATGGAAGCCAAAGATGGCCTGCAAGAATGGTGGGGCAACAAACTCAGCGATTATATGTTCGCTGTTCTCTGCGGCGATACCAGTTTCAAGATCAATGGCAAGACCTTTGCCGATGCACCGACCGCAGCATCCACCAATCGCGTCCTGCGTGTGAACGATGTTGCTGATGACGCCTCCATGACCAGTGCCGATGTCATCGATCTCGGGTTCCTGGATCGGATGAAGCAGAAGGCAGAGCTCCCAGTTGGCACTGCCAAATATCGCATCCGGCCTATCATGATCGGCGGTAAGAAGTATTACCGCATCATCCTGCATAACTATTGCTTCGACCAGCTTCGGACCAATATGAATGCTGGCCAACTCGGTGATATCCTGCGGAATGCTCAGAAGCTTAACATCGCCAATGTCGAGTACGAATATAACGGACTGTTGATCTCCAAGTCCGAGCGTGTTCGCAAGTCCCTGACCGGTACCAATATCTATAACAATCTCCTGCTCGGTTCGCAGGCCGCTGTTTGTGGCTGGGGCGGAGCCGGCGATTCCAAGTCTACCGCGATGGTCTTCAAGCCTTATACCAGGGATGCTGAACGTTACGTCATGGTTAGAGGTGGTGGTATCCTCGGCATCAAGAAAGTCATCTTCGACGATGTTGACTACGGCGTCATGGTCGGTGCTGGTTACGGTGTTGCTCTTTAACTTTAACCCTTGAAGGAGGCGTACATGGCTGATCGTTTTTCACAGCGAATCTCCGACATTAATTGGACGGCAAAAGCTGTACTCGTCGAGCCAGTTGATGATACTTATAACCTTATCCGTATCCCAGCCAAGTCTTTGGTGAAGAAAATCTGGGTACGTATTTCGACAGCAGCAACTGCATCGAGTACCGCAACTGTTACCATCGGACATACTGGTGGTGGGTTGACAGCAGATGCTGATGCGTTCATTGATACCACTTTGGGTGCACTTAACCTTGCTGCAATGCTTGCATCTACACAAGATGCTCAGCCAGCTTCCGAAGGTATTTACTTCGAGAAGTCCGCAGTTATCACAGCGACTACTCTGATTGGTAATGCTGATGATCAGGCTACTTTCGAGGTCTATGTCGAATACGCGCAAATCTCGTAACTATTAACTGAAAGGAGGCCATATAATGGCTACTGAAACTATTCTCGACCAGCGACGTGCTGACCAGCGTGGACAGACACTGGAAAACCCCTTCTGGCTTACTAGTGCAGAAATCACCAAGGATGCTGATGATCTTGGTGCAGTTCTTTTTTCCTTCCCGAAAGTTGGCCACGACTACGTTGTAAAGGATATCATCGTCGAAATTGTGGAGGCTTTTGCTGGGGGTACGATTACCCTGGACATTGGCTCTGGGACCTTGGCTACTGATCTGATTACCACTGATGGTGATGTTACCATCGTTGATGCAGATGCGTATATTGATACTACTGACATCACCAACGGCACCATTGGTCTGTATTCTGGGCGGGCAACAACTGCTCTTACTGATGGCACCCTCGGCACGGCATCCGACTCTCTTGCCGAGATTACTGATACCTACGTAGAGGCTACAATTGCCAACGCTCTTGCTTCTCTCGCCGCTAAGGTAAACGCTCTTATCAATGCTCAACGGATTCTTCCTCGCTCTATCATCGAAGGTGCGACTACTACTGTTCCATGTATTTATGCCACCCTGGTCAGTGATGATGTTATCACCGCCGGGCGAGCCAGGGTACATATCCTAGTGGCCAAAGTCCCGTAACCAGAAACATCAATTTTTGACCCGCTCAGGAGATAGATGCCATGACGATAGCTGAAATTATCACTGAAATTGAAATTGCAATACAGGATACTAGTGCTGAACTGAATGACCCGATTGTGGGTTATATCAACGAAGCTCTGGCAGCTATTTCGGAGGAAGCATCTATCCCTGAGCTCAAAACCCTGGGGACAGTTGATACTGTCGTTGACCAGGCTTGGGCGAATATGCCGACTGGATTTAATGGGAAACTCCTATTCGTCACCAACGATAAAGGGAGAATACCTGTTAACCAAGCTGGTTTGGAAGGTCTTCTGGACCGCGACCCAAGCTTGGCTGAGGTGGGGGAGGTAGAGGAGGTTGCCTTGGATGGGGGACTTCTGTGGTATAGGAAAATTCCTGAAGAGGTAACCTCCCTTACTGTTGTGTACCAGAAGTGGCCAGATACAATTACTGCTGATGATGATGTACCTGTTTATCTCCCGCCGCATCTGCAAAGGCGATTGCTCCTGCATATGACTGCCATGATTATCTTTGATAAGATTGAAGATGGTATGGATGGGGATAAGGTAAATACTCTGGTTCACGCCGGAATGTTTGAAAAAGCTCGCAAAGAGTTTACTGCTTTCATCGGGAGACGTAGAATTTCTAATATGACAAGCAAGTGGGGAGTGTAATATGAGCGTTAAGCCTGTTACTATTCTCGGGAAGAAATGTTTAGGTTTGCATGTTGGTGCTGATGCTGGTGCTATTGACGGAGCAGATGTTACGTTTCTATCAGCATGTAAGAACATTATTATAACAACTGGGTATAAGATTCAGAGAAGAATGGGGTATACTAGTAAAGTTGCTCTAGCAGTTACTTCCTTTCATGGGAGCGGACTGGATTCGTTATTTACAACTGAAGATGCTTTATACAGGTTGAATTCGGATTATACGTATACTATTTTACGGAATGGTATGAATAATCAAGAAATGTTTTACACGGATGGACCTGATGGAATATATTACAATAACGGAATTGAGCGTGGATTAGTTAGGTATGGGAGTGCATCAGAGGTTTGGAAAAAAGGAACGTATTATGGGCCTCCGACTACTAAACAGTTTAGTGGTCCGCCAGCAGGAAAGTTTATCTTATGGTATCTTGGTAGGATGTATGTAGCTGATGGTAAGGTTCTTTGGTATTCTGAATATATGAGTACGAACTTGTTTGATCAGGAGAAGGGATTATTCATGCTAGACTCTGAGTGCATTGGGGTAGTCGGAGTTGGTGCTGTACTTTATGTCTTTACAAGGAAGCAAGTTTATACCTTTACTGGTGGGGTTATGGTAGAAAAGAGTGAGGCTGTAGTTTCCAGGATTCCGCCAATCAAAGGAACTATGCAGTTACTTAGTGGTCCTGGTGCTTTTGCTGAATATGTAGTATGGGCTACAAAGGAAGGACTTTTCGTTGGTGCCTCAGATGGATCTATAAAAAATATAACTGAGGACAGGATTAAGCTTCCAGATATTTCTGACGGATGTGGATTCTCCTATAATGGTAAGTATTACTTAACTCCAGTGGTGTTGCTGGTGGATCAGTGCAGGATCAACTGGATGGTGGTGTAATTGGGCTGTATAATGGCACTCCGCCAGCAGATGGTGACGCTGCTGAAACCGGGACTTTGCTGGCATTGATCACCTTGGGTGCCGCGGCTTTTACGAAGGATACAGGATCTGGTTCAACGAATGGTCTTACGTTTGCAGATGCAGTTGCTGGTGTCCTTGTAAAGACTGTAGCTGAGGAATGGAAGGGTGTAGGATTGGTTGAGGGGTATATCACTTATGCCAGGCATTATGCAGCTGACTATGTGACCGGCGTAAGTACAACTGGTAAGCGTGTTGACTTTACGACTGGCACTATCGGGACAGAGGTTATTCTTAATAATACAAAGGTAACTGTTGGCGTCCCTGTTACTGTCCTTACTTCACAGATCAGTTTCAAATAAAGGAGATTAGGTCATGGCAGTAGGATATTCAACAACTGTAAGGAATGCACGAATGACTGCTATACTTACTGCCCTTGATCTTGGGGCAGCAGGTGGTAAGCTTTTATTTTATACTGCAACTCGACCAGCTACAGGTGTGGCGATTAGTACACAGACGTTACTTGGGACGTTGACGTTATCGGATCCAGCAGGTACTGTAGCAACTGGTGCATTGACACTAAGTGCTGTTACTCCGGATACAGATGCTGATGCAAGTGGAGATATTAGTTGGGCAAGGTTAACTGATAGTGATGACGTCTTTGTAGCTGACCTTTCTGTTACTGCTACAGGAGGTGGTGGGGATATTACAGTAGATAATATCACTGTTGTAGCAGCTTCGACAATTTCTGTGACAAGTGGTGTACTTACTGAAGGTAACCCCTAAAGGAGGTAACTGATGGCCACAGCTGTAATAGCAGCAGTCGAGGGAGGTGATACTGCAGAAGTTGTGGCTACAGTTCTGCCTCCTGCGACGCAGGTTGTATTAGCAGCAACTGAAAACAGTGATACGGTGGCAATTATAGCTACTGAATCTCAATCAGCAACTGTAGTAGTTGAACTAGAGTTAGATGTTAACATGCTCGGTTTAGAAACTATAATTGCTGAATCTGCCATTGAATTAGAATTAGCAGTTGAGTATACTGCCACTGTTCAGAACATTGCTGATATCTTATACGAAATTGAACTTGATTTTGCAATATCAACAGTTGGTACGATCTCTACTAGTATTGAGTTAGAATTAGTAGGTTCGTATACTGCAGTAAATGAGATTGTCATTAACTCTCTGATGGAGTTAATTTTTGATGTTTCTGGTACGGCGTATAATGAGTTAGTAGCAGATGCATCTGTTAGTTTAGAACTTGCATTTGCTGCTACTTTGCGAGATAGTAATTCAGCAGTTATAGCATATGATCTTCCAGCTTTTGAGTTTAGTAGTACAGCAGTAATTGAGAATGAATGTGCTATAACTATTGAACTTGATCTAGTCTGCGTTTCGGTAATAAAGGTAACTCCAATTAGTGTAGAACTTCTAAGGTATTCAAGATATGAATAAACTTGTGTTGTTTGTTAATACTGAACTAGGAGAGTTTCCTACTACTGAGTTTACTGAATTTAACTTTACAGGATTTGGATTGCATGGTAGGAATGTTGTTGCATTCAGTCAAGATGGTATTGTTGAACTTGGTGGGGATACTGATTTGCTGGCAGGGATAGAAGGAATGGTTGAGTTTCCTTCATCTGACTTTGGTTCCATGCAGCAAAAAAGAGCTCGTGCTATATTCATTGCAGGAAGAACTACTGAAGACTTAACTGTTTCTATGTCAGCTGATAACGGTACCTGGAAATCTTATTTAGTAAAGACTTATGGGAACTGGAAGAAGGGACTGTTTAAGAAGACTATTAACCGTGAGCAGAAGGGTGGGAGTTTAGGCTTTAAGATTGAGAATATCGATGGTGGGGATTTTCACCTTGATAATGTCACTGTGACTATTCTTGAACTTCATAATAAACCTAGCGAAATTGGACTTTAAGATGAGTACATTTTCTTTTAAATATACTGGCGATGAAGAGATTGCAAGGTCTCTCATGCGCTTTGCTATGAAGCAGGCCGGTATATTGAAAGAGCATTGTGCCGTGAATAATCTGCTGACTAGTCGTCGTTTGCTTAAGGATAAATCAGGGCAGATTATTGAAATCATTAAATCCAATGATCACTTTCACTGTGTTATTTATGTACCTAAAGTAACTGCCGCAAAAGTAATAAAAGAGATTGAGATACCTAGCCGCTTGTCTAATATAATGTTAGCAGGTGAGAGGTTTTATGGGTATAACTATATAACTGATGCTCTTACAGCATTTGGTGAGACTAATCAGAAGACTGATCTTACTCCTGGGTATAATGGAGTTAGTAATGTTCTTCCTTATTTAAGCATTAGTAGTACTGGTAATGTAATAGTCTGGGAAACAGATATATCAGATGTATCATACCTCTTTGGTATTAATGCTTACGAGTTGACTGTTTTCTCAGATGGGGTTAATATTTATGGACTGCATGGGACTGATCTTGGAAGGATTGGGACTATTCAGGCACCGGATATATTACTTCCTGAATTATGTAACATGCAAGGTTCCTTAGGTGGACTGACTGTCTATAAATCATCAGATGCTTGGAATCTTTATAGAGGAGTTATTCTTTATACACTCAACCCAGTAAATCAGATTTTGTTAGATTCATGGTATTGGGTTCCCTCCTTTTTCACCGCACAACCAGCAGACGCCTTTGGTCTTCCTCCGGGTTTTTACTATGGCAAGTATCCATATTCTAATTATGGCATTGAGACAGCGTTAGAAAGCCTCAAGGTATCATTCAGAACATTAATGAATACGCGTTACACCAGCGAGACCGGCGCATATCAATATGGATGGATTGAGCAGGTTACCGAGGTGAATGGTGAGGCGGTTTCTGACTTGCATATCTATTTGCAGCAAACGCCTTTAACTGTCCCAGGTCACAGCAATTTTGGCTACTTGAGGATTGCCGGCACCACGGCTGACCAGTTTATAACTGTCGGCTCCGATCTACCTGGATTCGAGGCTGCGCTAGTCCTGACTGTAAATGGGACGCCTGAGGTGGATCTTTGGAATTTTAAGATCTGGACTACCCCAGATGCTTTGCTACCGACTCAGGATAGTGGAGTCGGGATCGCAGTTATAGACGGCCCAAACGCCACGTTCCGTAGATTTACTGGTGCAACTGCTACTGTGTTGGAGACAGCGATCTACCATTCTCATAGCGTTAGTCAGGATGGTACAATGCTGGCAGTGTTTGAGTCTGATGATGGTGTGCTAATCTCAGGGGTAAGAGTATTTGATCTCTTTGGTGTGCGGACAGATGTAAAGAAAGCTGAGTATAGCAGTGGAGGATTTACTGAATTACGCATTAGCTTTGTTGTTGCTGCAACATCAGCTGTAGCTGGTTGTCTGATTCCTTATCGGACTGAAGATTTCGAACCGCTGACTTTGCCTTACGACCTGGCAACTAGTGCACCAGTAGTTCCAGACATTACAGATTATATTCTACCATTCTCATCACTCTCTATGATGTATTTCCCCAAGAATGCTGAGAGTGCCCCACGTTTCACAAAGGTTATCTGCACAAATGGGGTTGACGCTGACCTTATTGTGTCAGAAGATGAATGTTTTGACAGTACAATTACTATAGAGCCAATAGGCGAAGGTATTACTGAAGAGAAGTTGGTTGGTTCGTGGGATGCTGGCGGAATTTTAAACGGAGTGGTACGTGGAGACTACAGCCAGAATGGTAGCACTATTCGTTTCGTAGGTGTTGATACCGATGGGGCTGAGACTGTTACCAAGGGAGACATGACTCTTGAGGAGGATATATTTGGAGACGTGACTCAGCAAGGGGGGCTCGGATCGATTACGATTATTGGACCAGAAGATACTCCTGATCAAGATTGCGATGAACAGATTTATACTAAATATTCAGCCGTCTCCTCGTGCGGGCAAATGGCTATATTGGAAGAGACAGTTCCAGGAATAGTAGCTTCTCCTGAAATTACTGAGCCGGCATCAGGAGACCTAGTTGACGTGGGTACTAATATTCATATTACTGGGGGTAAGCCTCCATATTCTGTCGTAGCATACAATATGACAGTTACCAAGATTGATGAAAATAATTGGGAAATAGCCACTGTTCCAACATGTATAGGGGATGAGTCTGCTACAGCGACTATAACAGTTACGGACGACTGTGGAAGACAGGATGTTGCTGAAGTACGCCTTGATATTACCTATGCTAGATGGTGTTGCGATAATCCGAATAGCCCACCTTTATACTGTACTACCTCAGTAGGAAGTATTCGGTGGAACTGTACTTCTGATGATACTCCTTCGGTAATAGGTGACGCTTGTCTTGATGGAGGATCATCAGTAAATGTTGACGGGTATGCGAATCTTATAGGCGCAGTGTATTTTATCGAGAACATAAACTGCAAAAAGAATAATGCTAATTTGATAGCTTGTACCGCTCCTGCAGATGGAGGCAATCCGTGTTATCCTCTTGCTGGTGATTGCCAGGCTGGTGGAATAGCTAAATCGTGCGTGCAGCATCGCTGGTATGGCTACTGGCGGTGTCCTTTATAGGAGCAGTATATGCGTAATATTGGAATACTTGATATCTATAAACTGCTGCTTAATAATCCAGCAGATATTGTTGCCTACTATATTCGTGACAATGCAGAGAATGTAGTTGGAAGCCTGCTGCTACTCGATGAAGTGGTGCATATAAAAGGCTTGTATAGCGAGGAACTGGCTACAGGAAAGCCATTTACATTATTATTTGCCACTCACTATGACACATTGCAGCGGAAATCTAATGGGCACACTATCCCAGAACTACCAACTAGAGTTAAGAATTTCTCTAAGGCCATTTTCAAGTTCGTAGTTTCAGGGTTCCCTGTAGCAACCAAAGCAGAGGCACAACGAAAACTTGAAATCTGCGAAACAAACGAATGCGGGTATTTCGATGGGTCTATCTGTCGTCACACTAAATGTGGTTGTTTCAGTAAAATAAAAACATTTTTTGAGACTGAGAATTGCCCGATTGGTAAGTGGTAATAATATTATAAGGAGGATTTATGGCAGTTGAACCTGATGGGATAGACGTTGCAGGAGTAGTGGCGAATCAATATGAATCTACCCATACTTACGCAGCAGAGGTATTTGAATCTTTGCAGGAGGTTATTGAATCACTAGTAGAACTGGATACAGATCCTCCTTGGTCTAAAGGTCTTGGTGGACTTAGTGCAGTAGGTGATCTTGAAAGACCTGCATTTCCTGAGATGCCAGTAATGCCGACGCTGGAGTTTACTGCTCCTGTAAAGCCTGATAAACCTGCTTTTCAAGAACTTGTTCTTCCCACTATGCCGGATGTGCCAGATGTTGAATTGCCTGAGTTTACTGGAACATTTGATTACCAGCAGAATTATTATGATACTGCTGATTTAGTAGTTTTCCGAAGTAGGCTTGAGGATTTTATCTTTAATGGTGGGACTGGATTGAGTACGGCCGTTGAAGCTGCTATTTATGAAAGGGATAGAATTCGACGGCAGGATGCTGATGAGCGACAACTTGTTGATGTGCAGAATCATTTTGAAGGGAGGGGGATTAGTCTGCCCCATGGTGAGATGAGTGCAGCTGTTAATAAAACTTTTGCGGATAGAGTGCTTGCGGATCAGTTGCTGAGCAAGGATATAATGATTAAGGCTGCCGAACTTGAACAGGAGAATATGCGCATTGCTCAGGAGACTTTGACAAAGGTTGATATTATCCTTGCTGATATTCATGACCGGGAAGAGAATCGGGAACTTTTGTCAGAAACATCAAAAATTGACGCACTCAGTAAAGTCTTTGAATCTGTAGTTAGCGCGGCGTTGAGTAAGTTGGAAGTGCATAAGCTTACTGTAGAATCGATGGTTGCTTATATTGAAGCTAATGCTAAGATCCTGTCTGCTACTGTTAGTACGTATACTGCTGAGGTTAGTGCGTACGGAACGGAGGTAAGTGCTGAGGCCTCAAGGGTTGGAGCGACTGCTGAGATTTATGGTAAACATGTGAGTGGAGTAGCCGCGGCTATTGATGCACTCTCTAAGATTTCTTCTCTTGATATAGAGCAAATGAAACTTGTATCAACGCAAGAAGTTGCTGGAGCAGAGTTGGAACTTAGGGAGATGGATATGAACCTTGATCTTCTCACTAAGAATCTGCAGATTAAAGTGGAAGGGTTGAGGGCAGCAGCTACTGTATCTGCGCAAGTAGTTGCAAGTGCATTAACGTCTGTGAATACTAGTGCTAGTCTTGGGCATAGTGTTAGTCAGGCGTTTAGTCATAGCAATGATGAGACAAAGGGTTTGGCTACAGGATTGCAGACTATTGAGTATCATACAGTTGAAGGTCCGGTATCATAATAAGGGGATAAAATTATGGCTATTGATGAGAGAAAAAAGAAGAAACTAATTGGACAGAGAGTTGGAGAGACCTTGCGTGAGGGACTGGTTACTGGCGCAAGAAGGACTAAGGAAGGTCTTGCCGCTGCGACTAGGGTTATAGGTGAACCTCAGGAGCAAGTTGAGCAGTTCTACAAAGCGGCTTTTGGTAGTCCTGATTATCAGACTACAAGAGAGTTTGAAGAAGGGTTGAAACCTCTTGGAGATACAGGTAGACCAGCAAGTCTTCTGGAGATTCCTGCTGAAAGACCTGCTATAATGAAGCCTGCTATATCGGCGGTGGCGAGACCTGTTACCGCACCGACTGCGCCTACTGTTGAAGGATATGCTCCTAAGGATCGGCGGATTGATGAACGAATGCTTCGGGATTTAATGGCCTTAAATGAGGAGGCCGCTCAATGGTCTGGTAATATTGGTGATCCAGGAGAGGCAGCATATCGTAATCCTAATCGGCAATTGATGAAACAGTTGCTTAGTAATCAGCAAAAAGAAAGAATGAGAGGAACTTTTGGTGATGTGGCTAGGAAGGAATCAGCTTTTGGAATACAGCAAAGACAGCAGCAACTTGCATCAGCCGGACTTTCTCAGGCACAAAGGGATGCTGTAGCTCAAGAATCCAAGAGCCAAGCCGAGTTTGAAAGAATGTTTATGGGAGGCACAGCGGCGACTAAGAAGAAGAAAGCAGCACTTGAGGAACGGCGCAGAGAAGCAGCATTTACTATCATGTAAGTAAGGAGATAAAGAATGGCTATTGACTTTAGAAGATTAGTAATGGAAGAGGCAGCGGCTAGTCAGAAAGAAGAGACTAAGATCGCACAATCCAGGCAAAAGGCCTTGGCAGACCCGTCCATAGCGGATAAAAGAATTGCATCTTATTTAAAGGAGCAGATTCCCGCTGGGGCTAAGGTCAAAAAGGCCAGGTATGCCAATGAGACTGATGCTGTAAGTTCGTTCTTTCAGGAAGATGATCCTAGGAGAGATCTTGGCGATCGGATTAAAAAGAGTTATAATAAACTGCTTACTGATCCTAATTTTGCTGATCTTGATCCTGATGAAGGTTTGAATATTGCTACTAGGGTAGAACAGGAGAGGCATAAGACTGCTACGTTTGAGCATATTAGAAGAGCGAATGCCCCCTTTCTTGGGTTCTCTGCTGGAGTAGGTGAGGCTCCTGGGTATCAGGAATGGAAAGAAGGGAAGAGAGCTGAAGAGGATATTACTGCGAGTGAGAGAGAAGCAGCTGGGTTTATCGCTGGTGCGCCTGAGCGTGCGACTATTGGTGCGGCCTTTGCTGGAGCAGGACTTGCGGTTTCTAATACAGCAAGAGGAAGGGCAGTTGCACAGAGTGCGGCTAAGGGAGCGGATTATTTAGCTAAGAAGGTTGGTTCTAAAATCTTTTCTAAAGTTGCAGCACGTGGATTGATGGCTGCTCCGCATCCTCTAGCAAAGATAGCTGGTGCTGCGTTATTCGCAACAGCAGATCTTTTTGTTATGGATAAAGCGCTGGAACTTGTTGATGATACTGAGTGGGGTCGAGCGAATGTAGGGACTAAGAAGAAACTTGCGGCTGATCTTGTCCTTGGACTTGCATCTGGTGTAGCGACACATAAGGCTGTTACTGGTATAGCTAAGAAAAGCATGGTTGCAGCTATGGAGAAGGGGATGCTTTCTAAGCAGGCTACGCAAATGCTTGGGAAATTGCCGACTGGTGAGAATGCTATTAATGCGTTTAAGGCTCAAAGGGCTAGTAGGGTAGCTACTGCTAGGTCTAAAGGATTGAATGCTGGGAAAGGGATTAAAGAGGCTGTTGAAGAAGAACATAGAACAATGCTTGCGCAGTCTTTGAAGGAAGCTGAAGAGAGAGGGATTGTTGAGGATATTGCTGCTGCAGATGTAGCTACTGCCAGAAGGCTTGCACCAAAAGATACTGTAGAAGGAAAAAGAGCGGCTAGATTAGCCGGCGAACTTATTGATGAGGCTGAGGTTGGCCAAGTTGCTAGAGATCGGATTCGTATTGAGCAGCAAAGAACTCTCGCAGCTAAGAAGGTAAAAGACCTTTCGGATGATGAGGTTGGTCAGCAAGTTGCTTGGATGAAAGAGGAGTTGGAAAGAGCTGGTGGGATTAAGGAAAAGAAACTTACAGTTGCTGGGATTCAGAAGAGGCTTACTGCGTTGCAGAAGGAAGGTGAGACTCGACTGGCTAAACATCTTAAGGCTATTGATGAAGAGAATATTCCTGTTGTGCAGGATAAGATAGCTAAAGGAAAGAGTGCTTCAGTAGCTGCAAAAGAAGTGGCTGATGAAGAGAAGTTAATTGTAAAGGTTGCTAAGGAGACTCCTGCCGCGGCTATTGCTAAGAAGAAAGTGGAGAAGAAGTTAAGTCCAGTAGCCCAAAAGAAATTGACTGAACAAAAACTTAAGTGGGCGGCTCAGACTAAGAAAGAGATTACTGCTGTTGAGGCAAAGGTTGCTGCTGAAAAGATAACAACTAAGACTATTGAGCAGAGTAAGCATGAGATTGCTGTTAACCTTCGTAACCAAGCAAGGCGCGAAGGTATTGCTACTGGGGCTGAAAGGGCAGAGACTACTGTAGTCTTTGGGAAGGATAATCCTCCGCCGATTATAGCTTTTAGAAAAAGCAAGCAGACCGCTGAGGATCTGGCTACTTATCAAGCAGCTGTTGAGAGACCTGGAGTACAAGCTGCTCAAAGTGATGTAGTTCGTGGGCTGAATAGTGAGGAATGGACAGCCTTTGAGAAGAGGGCGAATACTTTGGTGGCTGAGGGTAAGGCTAAGCAAGGGCTAGCTGAAGGGACTCTTACTGAGAAGGAAACGGTCTTTGCAGAAACATCAAAAGTTGATGAGGATGCTGGCAATACGATCACATTGTACAGGGGTACAAGCAGTGGCGGTCTGGAGCCGCGTGAAGGTTATGCTACGTTCGCTTCCAGCAGTAAAGAGGTTGCAGCGAGTTATGGTGATACCATACCTTTTGAGGTGAACACTAAAAATGTGATCGAGTTCCCAGTTACAAAATCAAAACGAAGCAAAGGGAATGAGTTTGACAAGTTTGCATTTGACGAGGCTGCTACTAAACTTAAATCTGGTCAGGTATTAGTAGCTAGGAATGTTTACGACCCTGGCCCATTAGCAGATGATATAGCTGATCCTGATAGATTGTACTCATATGCATCTGATATATATGCTTTCCCTAAAGGTGCTGATCTTAAGCCGAAGGTCTTTACTAAGGGCGGAAAGAAATTAGCTGAGATGTCCGATGATGAAGTGGAAGCTGTTATCGCTAAAGAACTTGAGGGAAAAGTTCCTGGTGTTAGTGAAGTAAGCGATGTTACTGAGGGGGTTGTCGCTGGAGCTACTGAAGTGGTTTCTACGAAAACTGGTAAAAGGGTAATTAAAAGGAAGAGTTCTAAGACCGCTTCTATTGCTGCACTTGCGGGAGCAGGAACTCTCTCTATGCTTTTAGCTGAAGGGATTGCGCCTCAGGAGGCTGAAGCTGGAGTGGTTGGATCGCTTGCAGGGTTCTTGGCAAAGCAAACTGAGAATATACTGAAGGCTGAAGGGAAGCAGGTTACTAGGGCTGCGATGTCAAAGAAGGCAGTCGAAGAAGGGTTTGTGCATGGGGTTGAAAAGAGTCCCTTTGAACTTCTTCCTAAATTGAAGACTCTTTCTATTGCCCCTGCAGAAGCGAGTATTAAAAGTACTGATAGAATGGCTTTAGGATTAGATCACTTGCTATCACCTAAGTCCGTTGAGGGGCATCATTATGTAGATGGGCATGGACCTGTTATAGAGTTAGTGTCGAGGACTACAGCGTCTTTTAATGATGCTGCTCATGGTATGACAAGGGTTAATAATATACTGGATGAGGTTCCTGGGGCAGTTGGTGCTGAGGCTAAAGCAGCAGCTAAGGATATCGCTAAGGTTATGAAACCAGTTGATGACGCAATGATGCCGCTGGTAAATGAGAGGGGATATTTTACCGCGGAGATTAATAGAGCAACTAAGGATATGAAGAAGTATCTTAAAAAGGCAAAGGCAGGTGATGCTGAAGCAGTTGTTAATGTAGAGCTTTTTGAGACTCAGATAACAAAGGCAAAGGCAGCGCTTACTGGTACTGATGATGCGTTTGCAGCGGCGCAAGGTCAGTGGGAAAGCACTGTTAAAGGATTGGCAGAAAAATACCCTACTACAAGGATTGCCTTGGCTGTCGAGGATACTGCTGAGTTTGAGGCGTACCCTTGGCTGAGAGGGAAGTTGAGTCATCAGGAGAACGTCGCGGTTGCTAGGTTGAAAGAGATTAATAGGGAGTATGCTAGCAGGATTGAAGAAGTTGGTATGAAAGCTATTACTGAAAAGGACTTTATCCATCATGCTCAGCACCCAATGCGCGATCAAGATGCTATTGGAAAGACATTTGATAAGCTTGGGGTGAGCAGAGATGCCGCAGCGAGTATGTCTAATTTACATCATAGGTCTGTTGGATCAAAGTTGATGATGCCTGACGTAGAGTATGTGTTTGCTAGGTACCTTCCTGATGTAAATAAACGGATTCAGTTTCATGATTTCTGGGAGAACTCTGGTTGGCGTAAGCATATGGAAGAGAGTGCTATGGTTAAGTCTTCTCAAGGGCTTACTGACTTCTGGATTAAGTTAAAAAGAAGCTTTGATATGCCGAGTAATAGTAAGACTGACCAATGGGCGAATCGATATAACTCTATTGAAGTCTTTAGACTTCTTGCGTTGAGTCCATCAGTAGCTTTTAAACATGCGATTAAGGTTACGGCTACTTTAGCTAGTCATGATATTGGCGTAGCAACTAGAGCGATTCCAACAGCTTTAAGATACTCCATGAAGAATGCACTGAAGGAGCATGGGCCGAAGAATTTGGCTAAGAAGATTACATTTACTGAGGAAGAGCAGGCTATTAAAGCGTTTACTAGGCAATCCTCGTACTTAGAAACGGTTGCTGATCTTGAGCTGAATCGTGTTCCTACTCAAGCATTTGACAAGCTCCTGAGTACTATGAACCAAAAGGCTTCAGTCTTTATTGATACTGTTGAGCAGTTTGACAGGGGCGTTTCTTATTTGGCTAGTATGGAGATGGCTGGGAAGCGTGGGATGACTGTTGAACAAGCAACCTATGGAGTGTTTGATACTATCCTGAAGAATAACTTTCTTGGCGGGCAGCAAAACCCAGCGTGGATGCGGAATCCTAAGGTCAGGAGTTTCTTCATGTTTCAGAGTACACCATTTAAAATTTGGGAGAGAAGGTTGAATCAGATTATGCGATCTGGGAAAGCTCTTTCCAGGGCGCAACAGGAAGTCTGGACTCAGATGAAGGATATTAAAAAGAACATGAAAGAAGGGGAGCAACTTTTTAAGGCTGGGTTGATTAAGGCAGCATTGGAGAGTGAGAAGGATCATTTTGGGACGCCGGTTACTAAGCAATTGATGAAAGAGATGTTAATTCTTGGAGCACTTGTTACGGGGGCAAATAAGTTAGGTGATGTTGATCTGACTAGTCATGCTTTCCACCTTCCCTTCTTGAAGATGAATACTGCGGAGCCTGGGCTAGTTATGAACCCAGCATTAAGTGCGACGTATAAAACCTGGCAGGATAAAGATGTGGAAGAGGATGAGTTCTTTTTTAATCGACTAATGCGGAATTGGAGTAGAGATTCTGGCTTACCATCTACTGTTGTTAAGGGTATGAGGTTAAGTAGAGGTGATATTCCAGAGCGTTATTTGGATACAAAGAATCCAGCTCTTGCTTATATGTTTGGTGCCCCAGCTGTCGGTTCCGGCCACTAACCGTGTTAAAAATTGATATTTCTGAAAGGAGATTGAATGGCTAGTGAGACAGTTATATTAGCAGTCACACCGGAGTTTGTTTTTTACTGTAAAATTGTTGCTATTATTCTTTCAATTGCAGTAGCTCTTATCACAGGATCAGCCGCAATTATTGGTTGGTTCTTGAAGGAGACAATAAAACAGATTAGAGAAACCGATGCTAAACAATGGTCAGCTATTGCAGTTATCCAACAAGAACTTCAGCACACAAAAGGAGAATGCGAGGTAAGAGGTATGGTTTGCCCGCACCTTACACGTCGAGTAACTGATGAGTATTGGTAAAAAGAAAAAGGCTAGGAGTTTAATTCTCCTAGCCTTTTTATTAGTGTTTCTAGTGTACCTTCCTTCATCCCAACCTATGAAGCTGAATACCAAATTCCCTTATAGGTTTTTCCTTCTTTCTTAGTAATAAAGTCACGTTGAACTCTGCCAGTAGCAAGGGCTGTATTAATTACGTTATCGAATTTCATCTTGTCGATGTCACGCCAGACCATAGACATGAGAACTTGCTCTGATATGGTTCCGCGTTCTCTGATAATTTCCATTACCATATCAACGTCAGCTGTGATTGAACTTCTACCTACGGCCCGGAAGACTCTAGCCATGTGACCTTCAATGCTTTCTATATCCTTGACAGCAATAGTAATGTGTCTTTTTTGTATGAATAGGTCATCACTTTCAGATGCCGCGAGAATCATGGAGAGTTTCTGGATGTATAGTGGCTTGCGTGAGTACCATCCATCGAATGCTTTGTCCTGAGCGATTCGCCTGGGGTCATGCTCTTCATAAGTCATGTACCAATCAATCCAGTATTGTTCGGCTTCTGGTGTGAATTCGTATACTCCACTGATTTTAGAGATTCTGAAAAGGTCCTTCTTCAGCTTTTCACAGAGCGCTGCTGTTTCTTCGTTGTAAGTTGGGACAGGGATCTTCTTGTCTTTCTTTCCTGCCCAGACAAATAGGATGCGGGAGGTCAGGCCACCGCCAATTGCGCTTGGTGGTAAACATGAAGCAAGACTTTCCGGCGTAGTAGCGCCTAATAAGTTTACAAAAACGCTTGGGATTATGTTCGTTCCGCTGCCTTTCGTTCGGTAACTCCATGGTTTCTCCGAGCAGTCAAAGAGGTCAGTTAAAAGGACGAGCATTTTAGTATTCTCAGTCTTCTGACCTAGGAAAGACTCGAATTCTCCTGAGATGATTGACATTGAGCTATGGCGGAAAGTGCTGCCATCTCTCATGACCTCTTCACAGGCACTTTTCTCTAAGTCTTCGAGGAGTGCTTCTCGCGTGATCGAATCCGCACTGGTGTAGATATCAGGAATGTCTTCAAGTAACTCCTTTCCGAAGTCAATGGCTGTTGTCTTTCTGGCAGTACCAGGCTCAGCTACCAGGACAATATACATATTAGGGAAAATTTTCATTCTGCCAAGGACGAGTTTAGCTTTCTTTCGCATGACTGCAGCGATAAGTGAAATCCCTACCCACTTGTGAAAGACAGCGGCAGACTCTGTATCCTTGTTGTATTCAAGGTAGGAGTCTAACCAGCTAGAAAGAATACGGCTCATACTAAGTCCTCATGGTATGGCACCCAGGTTTTTACCCCGTCTACCTTGATTTGAATTTCTACGATCTGTGCCTCAGGATGTATCCTTGCCTTAGTCTGGTGCCCCCAATCTCTGCCAATTGAATAGTCAGATTTGACGACCATAGTATCACCGTTGAGATGGACTTCTTTGTACATGGAGGTAGCCATAGCTGTCATAGCGTAAAGGACAGATTTGTGATCTTCTTCTGTGTCTACGTAAATGGCGTCATGAAGCTGAAGGAGAACGTCAAGGTGATCTCCGTAGTCATTGTAGAAGTCAGTGAGTGACATGTTCATTAAGTCACCGATATCACTCTGTGGCATGAAGGCGTAGGCTGAGCGGAACATCTGATCATCAAGACGTCCCATGAACTTACGCCTCCTACCGAATGCGTTAATTAAAGTACGATCAATATGGAGTTGTTTTACTACCTCACTTTGCCAGTGAACAAGCTTGGGATTGACTGAGATGTAAATATTCAGAAGTTTCTTAGCATGAGCGAGGGCACATCCGAGTTTTACTTGGACTACCTTCGGACCAGCAGAATAGTTCGTCGCGTGACGAAGAGTCTTGCCTACCTTTCTTTCATCACCATCAGGATCTATTTCAGTCCAGGGCTTTCCAAACATCTCGCCAGCAGTGTGTGCATGGAGGTCTTCATTCCTGTCAAAGATTCCTTTTAGCTTTTGGTCATTTGTTCTAAATGCAACATCAACTGCTTCAGCTTGGATATAGTCCGCTTGGATGATGACGCGCCTTTGAACTGGGGATTCGTACATCTGGCGTACATAGTAAGTAATGTTTTGAAGATTCCCCGAGCCGTAAGGAAATATGATCGACTCACTTGAACTCCATCTTCCTGTGTCAGTTTTACAAATATTATAACAGGTATGATGGTGACCTTCTTCACTGGTTTTCGCATTGATTACTCCTAGGAGTTTGTGGGATTTCCTGCACTCGAGGATTAGTTTGAGGACTGGGTTATTTACCAAGGTTGCAAGGTGGTTAAGGGCATCTTCTTCAGTAGTCATCTTGCGCGGATCAGATGCTCTTACTCGGCGCTTATATTGAGCAGGAAGCCCAAGATCTACATAAAGGAGTTGGATTAACTGTTTCGGAGAGTTATAGTTAACCTCCCTGCCACAAAGAGTAGAGAGTGCTTTTTTAGCAAGGGCAAGGCGTTCCTCTTGTTCCTTGACCATTCTCTCTCTAGTCTCAGAGTTAACCTTAATACCACGCATTTGCAGCATCATAGCGACGGGATATTGGGCTATCTCCATGTCATAGGTTGCTCTGACACCGAGAGTCTCCATTTCCTGTTCCATGACTAACCAAATGCCAAGGGTATTCATAGAGTCTTGGGCATTGTATGCGCCGTGGTAGTCTTTATTGTCTTGCTTCCAAGCAAGGACGTCAAGACAAAGGGAAGTTAGAAAGCCTAGTCCTCGTTCAAGTTCTGGCCAGCAAACATGTGCTGCGACGAGAGTGTCTGCAATAGTGGCGTTGACATTGTTAGGATCAAACCCAAGAATTCCGTTGTTTTTCCAGAGGACAAGAAGGTCATAAGTTCCGTTCTGCCATATAATGAGCTTACCGCATGTGAGCACCTGTGACAAGAGGTCCCAGATTTCTGCTTCCTGAGTACCTGGATGCACAGGCATGTGGCCGGATAGGATTGGAATGGACATACCAAAATCTGGGTCATGGCTGAAAGATATCCTTGATATGTGGGAATTCGGAGGTGTAGTTTCGATGTCGCAAGCGAATTGCGTTATAGTAGGATCGTTGATAAGTACATGAGCGTAGTTTTTGAATTGAGCAAGTGTTGCATCGGCAATTATTACTCTGTTATCTGGGGGCATTCCAGCCGAGTTTTGGTGGCGTTTAAGCTTACGCATGTCCATTACTACAGGAAATGCCCACTCCATTTTAGCGTTGACAGAGCTAGGACTAAAAGTAGGAATTACTTTTGTTCCTGGATGGAGGGTAGATTCCAAAAGGCTGCCGCGGAAGTTTTTAAGATTACGAGTGCCGCAAACAGCCCAGAGTGCAGTATGGCCCAGAGTGAGGATAACGTTAGGTTTATAATCTTCAATCTCTTTTTTAAGTTGCTCAAGGTATTCCTCCATTAATGGCTTGGGATGAGTGCAGGTTTTGTTTGTAAAGAAGAAGGATGCGTTACCTCCTGGGGGGCGTTCTTTGCAGGCAAAGGTAATGGCACATTCGTAGCGAGAGATACCAGCCTGGGAAAGGAGCTGAGATAGGAGTTGCCCTGGTTGCCCCGCGTATGCCTTTCCGACTGATGCATCGATTTTCCCTGGCAGGGAACCGACGATCATTATCTTGGCGTCCTTAGGACCCTGGATTAAGAGTTCCATTCTTTAGCCTTTCTTCTTTTCAGCTGGGGTAGTCAATTTTTGATGTTTCTGAATGACACGTTTGAGGATCAGGTAACCGAGAAGATCTTGTTCTGCGTCCTCTGTGTCATCAGGTTGAGAGGAGATTAACCGACTGATTTTATCATCAAGCCGAACGTTGATCTGTTCCAGAGGTGAGGCTTTGGAAAAGATGCGTTGTGGGTAAATAGCTGAGTTCCCATACTTCCTATTCTTATTAATGAGGAAGTCAGCAAGATCATCACAAACATTCTTGATAAAGATATGAGTATCTGTCAGATCATGTGGAGGGAATGAGCTTCCGTCGTACGATCTGACGGCTATATCTACTATACCATCTTTCATCCCATCCTCTTTTGGTAGGCAATCCTCTGCTTTAGATACGCAATCTTCAGGCATAACCATGCCGACTTTAAAGCAAGTGGAGGCATGTTGCCATGCCGACTTTAAAGCAAGTGGAGGCATGTTGTTGTCCTATGTAGTGAAGACAGATGTAGCATTTTTCTTTCTCTTTTATTTTTTCCATGTTAGAAATACTCCTCATCGTCTTGAGTTATTTGGTTGGTAGCAGGGCCCTTTATCAAGCCTTTTAATATTTTTTCCAAATTCTTGTTAATAGGACAAGAAGTGCAAGCAGGTTTCTTT